TGTCGCCCTGTCACGGCGAAGATCGTCAGTTCAAATCTGATCGGGGTCGCCATTTTTTTTTACAAAAAATCATGCCTCGGTAGCTCAGTTGGTAGAGCAACGGACTGAAAATCCGTGTGTCGACAGTTCGATTCTGTCCTGAGGCACCATTTGTATTCCATGCGGTTGTGGTGGAATGGCAGACACGCCATCTTGAGGGGGTGGTGAGCTAACGCTCGTGCGGGTTCAAGTCCCGCCAACCGCACCAAGCTAATAAAATAGGGGCTTACAGGTAATTCTGTAAGCCCCTATTTTTGTTTGACATCATAAAGTCTTATGGGGTTTGACATCATTTTGACATCAAAATATTTTGGCGATACGTTCCACGATGTCATCTTCCATTTTAGGAGTGACGTGTGAGTAGGTATCCATTGTTTCTTGAAATGAAGCATGTCCTAGACGTTCCTGTATGGCTTTCATATTTGCCCCATTTTCGATGAGGAGTGTGGCGTGGGTATGTCTTGTACCGTGCATAGTAAAAGTTGGCTTGCCGATTAAATTGGCGTATTTCTTACATAACTTGCTGACTTCATCAGGGCAGCGAGGAGCACCTTTAATGCCAGGAAATACTAAATTATTATTAATCCAGCTCATCGTCTTGATTCTGCGCTTATCTATGACTATTTTATGTTTCATAAGTTCTTGGAGTGTGTCTGTATCAATGGCTATTATTCTTTTAGATGATGTCGTTTTAGTCGTATTTGATATAACTGCAGTTGATCCTATTTTGAGTGCTGTTTGTGAAATGGATATGGTTGATTTCTTAAAGTCGATATCAGACCATCTTAGGCCTAACAATTCAGATCGTCGCATACCTGTTGCAAATGCTAATTTAAAGAGTGCATGATGTTCGGAGTTAGATATATTAGATAAGAAGCTCTTAACTTCATCTACAGACAACGTTACCATATGACGGACTTTAACTTGCTTTGGTCTGTCTATGTTTTTCATGTAATTTTTAGGGATGATATCATCTTTCACTGCTTGCTCTAAAATAGAGCCTAGAATTGTCATCGTATAGGAGATAGTTCTTGATGATAATCCCTCCATCGACTCAAAGACATAACGTAATGTATTAGGTTTAATTTCGGCTAACTTTACGCCGCCGATTTTATCTCTGATATAGCGATTGATAATACCAGTATAACTTTGATATGTGGCAGGCGTTATAGTCTTTGCTTTTAGTTGTAACCATATATTAATCCAGGTGTTTAATGAAATAGTATCATCGAAATTAGCACATGCTTGATTTGTATTTACGTATTTCTCCATGGCTTCTATGGCAGCTTTTTTTGTAGTACCATAAAAGTATTTACGCTTACCATTTATCATCTTAGATACTTGGTAGCGTCCATCGGTTCGTTTTTTTGCCATAAAAATACCTCCTAGGCATAAAATAATAATTAGCCTTAGGTGGTATAATGATATTAGTTTTAGTAGCTCTCTAAGGCTATTTAGCGCCTCCTTATTCTGTTGGTGCAGAATAAGGAGGCGCTTTTTTATTTTAATTTGACTTTGTCGTAAGACTTTATTTTTGTTGTCGGGCTAGCGAATAGGTACTCGTTTGCCTTGCGGAATTGATTAACAGAGTATCTTAGTTTATATGTGTATAAACGGTAGTCAGAATAAATCGATTGAATTTCGGGGCATTCGTCGTATGTTGTAATCCACTTATACGCATTCATCATTTTGATGGATTCAGACAATGCTTCATGATCTTCGTGATTGAAGGCATTTTTATATAAAGTCTGCCCTTGCTTATAGTACGGGGGGTCAAAGAAAGTAAATAGTTGATCTGGATTTTCTCGTAACAATACGTCATTAATCAAGTCTTTTGCATCTAACATATATAGGCGTATTCTATGAGACTGTCCAGCTATTGCGCGTATCTTCTTAACGATGCCAACTTTATTAAACCTGCAATCTAAGGAGTACTTTGATTTTTGTTCGTGTCCTCCAATTGGGCCACCAGTAATGATGCCCCCGCGATTGGTTCGGTTAAGAAATAAAGCTGATACTGCTAATCTAAAGTCGTAGACTGGGATATCTTTTAGCTCGGAATATATATTTTTATGGCGATACCATTCGTCCATTGTGATAGGCATTGCTTGTATTGCATCGACGAGGTTATCTGTGTCGTGTAATATGGCAAACCAAATAGAATAAATAGATGGATCGAGGTCGTTTAGTATAACAGAGTTTACTTTATTAGTTAAAAGCAACTCCATTGAAACCCCGGAGCCTCCGGAGAATGGTTCACAGTATATGGGACTTTTTATTTTGTTTATTGCGATAAGATTACTCACAAATTTTGCAAGTTGGGTTTTGCCTCCAGGATACCTCAGAATTGACTTTGTAACAGGCATAGAATACACCTCCTTTCTTATAAGTATAAAGGAAAATTGTAAGAATGGCCAGAAAAATTATTCGGGGATATAAAGCTTCTTTGAGATTTCATTTATTGCATTTTCGATATCCTCGATTAATTTTTTGCACTCAATATCATGCTCTTTTTCCCAGTATTCAAAAAGATTAGTCTCGTCAAAACGCTCTTTATAGACATTGAACCACGCTTTTATTTTCTCTCTTTTCTTTCCTCTTTTTTTATAGTTATTTAAGTTAATATTTCGGAAATGAGTATAAGTTAATCCGTTCGCTAGGCAATTATACTGGGAAAAGTAGTCTTTTGCGTTTTGCGAGTTAGACTGAAGAAATGATAGTACACTTTCTTCTATAGATTTTTTAGAAGGAAGGACATAAATATAGTGCCCTATCATTTTTTGTGTATTAATGTCTGTCATGGTAGCTCTCTTGGATTTAATATCTCCGTCGAGTATTATAATTCTTGTGTTGAAATAAGTAGGGTCACATTTACTCAATGATAGGACCTCGTTACAGCCGACTGTTGTTTTTAATAAATTCAGCTTGCTTAGCACAGTGTCTGGTAATAAATGCTTTAAAAGCCATCTTGCTTCGGCATCCTCTGAGATTATTTTGATTTTTTGTTCAGAACGGAAAGATACCGTTTCTTGTAGTAGATTTCTATACAAAAGAGGCTCGGGCGAGCGTATTATAGTGGGCGTATCCTCGTCGTTTGCACGGCTTAAAAAATAAATCTCTATAGGTTTACTCTCATTATCAGGTATTTGCATCGATTTTGCGAATAATCGAGCATGATCTAATAAAGAAAGGCTATGAGTCGTAAATACAATTTGTAAATTTAGTTCTTTTGAGCTTTCATATAAATAGTTAAATAACTTGTTCTGTGCTGAGGGATGGAGTGCGGCGTCTATTTCATCTATCAATAATAAGCCCCATTTATAGTCAGTGCTCTGCTCATTTTTTAGCTTTCTAAAGGATTCAACTGCAAGGAGTATTTGTGCTAGATTATCTTGACCTGCGGAGTTAGTAAGATAGTCATACCTATCTGTATTAACGCCAATAGGCGTTCTCTTAGTAACATCCACGGTGATACGATTAACAGATTGGATCTCATCGTGAATAGATAATATCTTACAATAAGTTTCTAAAAAGGAAGAGGGGTCAACATCAACTGTAGTTGGGGCCGTGGTAGCAGATATAGTAGACTCACCTAATGGGTATAGCCGTGATAATCCTAAATATAATGATGGATATTCCTTTTTTGCACTAGTTTGGATACCGGTGGCTGTGGTGGTAGAGGGGATTAGCCTCCCTCGTGTGCCATTTTCCTGCCAGGTTATTCGATATTTAAGATCAGATTCGCCTTCATACGAAATCGAGGCTACGTTAGATGACGTGGTATCGAAAGAGGGGGACATTTTGAACAGCTCTCCCCATTCGCACCGGAACAATGGTTGTAGGATAGGTTTTCCTTTATCAACTTTTAGCTCACACGAATTACCGAGTAAGCCTAAAATGGTAGACTTGCCCACTGCATTAGACCCAGAAAGGACAGTAATGTTTTTGCCTATGGTAAACTCTGCATCTGTAAAAGCTCTGAATTTGTTAATTTTTAATGATACGATTCGCATTTTAAATATCCCCTGTTTTATAATCCCCTACAATACGTACATATCTTAATGATAAAAAGCAATGATATCTAGTTTAACTCTATATAGAATGGTGCTTTTTAGTACTCATTAGAAGTTATTAACGCTGACCGAATCTACTGCGCCTGTATCTGCGAGTATCTTAACAAAGAACGTGCCTTTGATCATTGCACCAAATTCGTTCTGTGCGTCAACAGTGCCTCGGACAGTAACACTGTTCTTATAACGGATAACTTGCTTTATATCAAATTTAGCAGTAGAAGGAGCTTTTAATTTGGATAACACGGCCTCTTTAGCAGCAACCCGATATTCTCCTTGTTGCTGATTGCTTATATACACATCGTCAATAGCATCTAGCTTCTCGCCATTCTTGTAGACTGTCGAAAAGCTATTTTCAATTTCACTAACTTTATTATTTTTGATGCGGAAGAAAGTTTGTCCGTACTTTTCATCAACTATATAATACACATCCTTTTGCCCGTCAGCCTTATTTACTTCACCGAAATCAGTAACCCCTACACTCTGTAAAGCGGTAAATACTTGTTGCGACTGTTCCTGTGTGAGTCCTGTAGCATCCTTGATATTATCGACAGGTCCTCCACAACCTGTAAGGCATAAAGTAGCTAATAAAATCCCTGTTACTAACACTTTTTTCATTTTTAATCCCCCTTTTTTATATAACTTAAATACATACCTAAATATGTTAAATATCTAATTTATCTGTATATTGCTTTATGCATTTGTCTGCAGATGCCGCCATTGATTCTGTTTGTTCGTGACCAAGGGATATAGTTTCGATTACTGCCAATAATTGCTGATTTATGCCTTGAAGGAAGCTTATATATTTTGGTAATACCGTAGAATAACCATCAACTGCTTTTTGCTCCGCAGACATTGTTTCTATGATAGAGGACAGTGATTGGCTAATGAATCTTAAGCTGCTCAATGACTGCTCCTCTTTCGCATTTTTGAATGCCATTGTATTTGCCATATAACTAAGTGCATTTCCGATGATCCCACTATCTGTTTCATAAGTGTTCGACATTGAAAGCAAAACGCCTAGTAAAACACCAAGTGCATCTTGATCAGGAGAGAGAACGGGAGCGGGCATCACCTTATTAGTCGATTGTGATATAAATTGAGGTATCCAAGAATCCCGTTTCTTTTCTTTTTCTTCTTTTTCTGCTGCTTCTGCTTCTGCTTCTGCTTCTGCTACTGCCATCATGCTTTTATTAAATTGGTCAATCATAATCCACTCGTGCGAGCGGTCGTCGTCTGTTATCCCGAGTAGGTATTCGGGTGTAGTAGACAGCGTTTTCGCAATGGATTTTAGCGCGGCAGCAGGTAATTTTTTAGCATCTGCGGTCTCGTATCGGTAATAAGTCGGTTTGGGGATATTGGTTTCTGCTAACATCTGTGCAACGCTTAGCCCTCTTTTTATTCTTAACTCACGTATTCTGTTTCCTACTTTATCTGTATCTATTGTAGCCATGTGTTTGTACTCCTATATAACATTATATAAGCATTATATAAATTTTTTATCAAGAATGCAACAATTTTATTTAAGTATAATTTAAGTTTATCAAAAATGGGACATTTATTATTGACAATGATAAATTGTTGATTTAGAATAGAGTCAACTCGAAGACTAATAATCAAAAGGAGGTGGTTTCATGAATATAAGGAAGCTTAGAATGATAATGTACGCCAATGGTTTCGGGATGCAGAAGTTAGCTGAAAAAAGTGGGATTAAACAAGCTACGCTGTATCGTAGATTATCCGCTGGAGGAAAGTCTTTTACTATTGACGAAATAGCTAAAATAAGTTCCGCATTAGATTTAAGTGCCGATGACACTGTAGAAATTTTTTTGCCCTAATGTCTCAAAAATGAGATTATATGAGACTGAATGAGAAAAACAAAAAAGGAGGTCGGAATTATGAAACAATTCGTAACTAGGATGTTCGGCGAATCTATTAAGGAGCGCATGAACGAGTTAGGTATGACGAAGGCTGATCTGATTAAGAAGGCTGAAATATCGAGGGATACATTAAACCGAGCTATCAGCGGACGGTCAGTGCAAATGTCGACAGTCACTGGTATCTGTTATGCGTTATGTGTCGATGATGGGGAGAGCACGGACTTTTGGGAAACCGATTACTATAATCCTAAGCTTGACAGGAAATAGGAGGAGCTATGAATAAAGAATCGTTTTATGAACTGTGCTCAATATGCTTATGGATTTTAGCACTAGGCATATCTTCAAGTATAAGCATATTCATTCTAGTCTGGATGTTCCGATTAGCATGTGGCTGATAGGAGGTACATATGAATAAGATGTGCATTACAGTAGCGGAAGCTGCAGAACTTGCTAGCGTACCTGAAACAGTTATTCGAGAATGGGCGCAAGACTTTGACTTCCCGTCTATGAAGATTGGTAAACGTGGTGGTAAACGCCTTATCCACGTTGAGTCGTTTAATGCTTGGCTAGCGAAACGATGCCAGGCAAGGATAGGAGAATAGACATGACAAAAGTAGTTTATGTGCTCCGTATTATCGCGGTCATATTAGTAGTTGGCGCCGTCGGTTCTATAGATATTGACCGTATTGATTTATGGACTGGCTTCTGCCAGGGGCTACTGGGCATTACTCTCTGGTTACTCACTGGTTATTGGTTAGAGGAGCTAAAAGAGTATGAACGATAAGCACTGTTCCTTTTGTAATAAAAGGATTAAAAGTCTTTATCTAAATTGGTCATACTTAACAGGTAAGCCCCTACTTATATGTAGCGACTGCAAAGAAATACATCCAATCGTAAACAGAGGAAACAGAAATGACAGAACAAGAAATTCTGTACAACGCTTACAACGATAGCGGAGTACAAACAAATGAAGAAGTAATGGCTTTGCTCGGGTGGTCAAATGATAAGGTCCGAAACATCAAAGCAAAATTGAAGATACGAGGGTTTATCGATTACACCTTTGGTTCACCAGTTAAAATCCTTAAACCGTACCGGGAGGTACTAGACACTCCTGAAACGTTTAAGGCCCAAATATACCGCGAAATGCTTGAGGTCTACATGGAAGACTTTAGAACGCAAGATACGTTCAAGGACAGACTTCTAGTAGGGCAAGAGATTCGCATGATTCTTAAATGCGTATAAGGAGGTGGTTAAATTGCAAGATTGCGCTACGTGCCCTGATAAAGACTACTGCATTCCTGATGAATGTGAACAGTTAGGCACAAAAAAAATGCCCCAACGCACGGCAATGCGTAAAGGGCAAATAGAGTATTTAACATCTAAAGTATATCACATAGTAAAACCGAAAGGAAACAGAACAATGATCGAATTAAAAATTACAGTAGAAACAGCTAACGAATTAAATCATGAAATCAAAGGCCTTTACCAATCTATCGTAGGGTCTTCTGTAGATAAAGCCGATGCTATCGACCGCGCTAAGGAAGAAATCAAGGCTAAAAAAGCAAAGCCCGCCTCTAAAGTAGAAACTCCAGTCAAGGAGGAGCCAGCGAAAGAGGAACCCGTTAAGGAAGAAAAACAAACTATCCCTAGCCTCGAAGCAACTCGTGAAGCAGTAAAAGACGTAATGGCGAAAGCCGACGATAAAACGAAAGCTAAAGGCGAATTCAAAGCCTTCCTAGATAGTATCGGCGCTGAAAAAGTAACATCTGCTACCGATGAACAACGTATTCAGATTATGAAATGGGTGGCTAGTCGTGGCTAAGAAACACGCTTTACTGGGTGCATCCAGTAGCGCCAGGTGGTTAGTATGTACACCTTCAGCAAGGCTGGAAGCGATGTTCCCTGATGAACAATCACCCTACGCTGCAGAGGGAACCGTAGCACACGACCTGGCGGAATCAATCCTCCGACATAAGCTAGAGGGCAAGAAAGCCCCTAAGCTAGATGACTACTCTACTGAAATGGTAGAAGCGGTTAATCGATATGTTGACATCTGCGAAGAAAAGGTGAACGAGGCGAGAGCCCGTTCATCTGATGCAGAAGTAATGATTGAAGCAAAGCTCGACTTCTCTCGTTGGGTGCCCGAGGGCTTCGGTACCGGCGATATGGTTATCGTGGCTGATGGCGTTCTTGAGGTTATTGACCTCAAGTATGGTAAAGGAGTTCCTGTCAGTGCCATCGAAAATACGCAAATGCGGTTATATGCATTAGGCGCTTATGACGTTAACGAGTATTTATATGATGTTAAGACGGTTCGCATGACGATTGTACAGCCAAGACTCGATAGTGTTTCTACTGACGAATTATCGGTAGAAGAGCTTCTCGATTGGGGAGACGAAGTCAAACCGATTGCGCAAAGAGCTTGGAACGGACAGGGCGAATGCACACCTTGTGATTACTGCATCTTCTGTAAAGCACGGCACACCTGCCGGGCATTAGCTGATACTTGCCTCACTGCTTTCTACAAAGATGGTGGCAAATTAAATCAATTGCTAACTGACCAGGAAGTATCCGACATCTTATCTATGAAGGATTTAATCACAAAATGGATTAAAGGCGTTTACGACTTTGCTTACGAAAAAGCACTCGCGGGCGAGAAACAATGGCCTGGGTATAAATTGGTTGAGGGTACGTCAAGACGTACTATCACGGATCCGGAAGCAGCGGCCAAGGCTTTGCTCGATAACGGCTATAAGGAAGAAGACATCTTTAAACCTCGTGAGCTCGAAGGTATCACTAACCTACAAAAGGTTCTTGGTAAAAAAGATGTTGCTGAATACCTAGAAGCGTATATCGACAAGCCTGAAGGCAAGCCTACACTGGTACCGGAAAGCGATAAACGCCCAGCAATCAATACCGCAGAAACAATGGCAAGTGAATTCGAGGATGAGGTGTAATCATGCACGTCGTAACAGTAAAAGCAATTGCCAAAGAGCTACACGAACGAGGTCACTACCTCGACGAGCTCTACCAAATTACTATTGCATATGCTACTAGCTTACATACTCGCTACTGTGCAGTAGAGGCTAAGTGTGAGGCAATAGAACAATATTATCGAGATGAAGTAGACCTAGATAAATATTCTTGGGAAGAAGATGACAAATGGCTTCAACTGGACGAAGAAAGGTCTGACATCGAAGATGAAATGCAAGATTTATTTAACACAGTTATAGGGTTTGATTATGAAATCGACCCGTTTAAGAAATAAGGAGACCGTAACAATGGCTAAATTAACAACTGGTATCGTAAGACTCTCTTATGCGAACATTGCGCAACCTCGTAAAAACGACGACGGCAAAGCAAAATACAGCTCTCAAATTATTATCGACAAAACAGATAAAAAGACTATCAAAGCTTTTGAACGTGCGATTGAAGAACTTAAAGCGGATCCAAAGGCAGTAGCTAAGGTGGAAGGCAAAGCAGCTTACCTGAAACTCAACTTACGTGATGGCGACACAGATGAAGCAGTAGCCGACCAACCTGAAACATACGCAGGTAAGTTCTTCATTAATGCGAATAGTGATAAACAACCTATCGTATTTAATCGTGACAAAATTAAAATGGACCAATTCGACGTCGAAGAAGAAATCTACTCCGGCGTGTACGCGCAGGTCGCACTTTCTGTATTCGCTTATAATTTCAATGGTAAAAAAGGCGTAGGGTTTGGTCTAAACGGTATTCGTAAAGTCAAAGATGGTGAACGCCTTGGTGGTGTTCATGTATCTGCAGATGACTTCGGCGATGACGATTTGGGCGACCTAGACGACGATGACGATTTAATCTAAGGAGGCAATTATGGAGCTCAGTATTGATGTGGAAACGTATTCCGAGTGCCCGATAAAGTTCGGAGCGCAGCGGTACGTTGATGATACAACATTTGAAATACTGCTCTTTGCCTTCAGCTTTGATGATGAGCCAGTCGAAGTAATTGATATGACAAAGGATCCACTGCCCGACAGGGTGGTGGACGCTTTGTATAACAAGGAAATTACAAAGACCGCCTTTAACGCAGCATTCGAAATGCTTTGTCTTAAGAAGTATTACCCTGATGCGGATTACACGAATTGGGAATGTACTTCCGTACTTGCTTTATACTGCAGTCTACCTGCAAGCCTTGATAATGTGTCTAAGACCTTGAAATTAGGTGAAGCCAAAGACTCAAGAGGTAAACGGTTAATCCAATTCTTTTCCGTACCAAGAAAACCTACTAAGACAAATCCTAAGACACGAAATATGCCCGAGGATGCGCCTGAGAAATGGGCGGAATACATTGAGTACAACCGCCAGGACGTGGTAGTAGAGAAGGCAATTCGTAAACGCTTACTTTCATTAAAGCCTCCTGCTATCGAGCATGAGTACTGGTTACTAGACCAGGATATCAACTGGCGAGGTGTGAAAGTAGATATGGACCTCGTCGATGCGGCGCTTGCCTGCAATGATGAAATTGTGGAAGAAGCTACCGAGTCATCTAAGCTATTAACGGGACTAGAAAACCCTAATAGTACGATGCAACTAAAAGAGTGGTTAACTGAAAGACTAGGGTATGAATTAGATACTATGCGAAAAGAGGACGTATCAAACCTCTTAGCGCAGGATATCCCCTCTGATGTTCGCAAGGTACTGCAAAATAGGCAGGTGCTCGGTAACTCCTCTATCAAAAAATACTTGGCTATGAAAAACGCTGTATGCTCAGATGGTCGTATCCACGGTATGCTTCAGTTTTATGGGGCGATGAGAAGTGGACGATGGGCAGGTCGTGTAGTACAACTGCAGAACCTCCCTCGTAACTACTTAGAAGATTTAGACACTGCTAGAGAAGTACTAAAGAGTAAAGACGTCGAGATGCTCGACCTACTTTACGGAAACCCTGGTGATGTGATCAAGCAGCTCATTCGTACCGCTTTGGTGGCGGAGGAAGGACACAGATTCATTGTAGCTGACTTTAGCGCCATTGAAGCACGTGTTATCGCATGGCTCGCTCGTGAGCAGTGGAGGCAAGACGTATTTGCACAAGGCGGGGACATCTACTGCGCATCGGCGGCAAGTATGTTCCACGTACCGGTCGAGAAGCATGGCGTAAACGGTCATTTACGACAAAAAGGTAAGGTGGCCGAACTTGCACTCGGCTATGGTGGCGGTGTAGGCGCCATGAAATCGATGGATACAAAAGGCGAAATTCCTGAAGAAGAATTGCCGGGTATCATCGAAGCTTGGCGACGAGCCAGTCCACGTATTACGCGATTTTGGAAAGATGCGGACAATGCAGCCAAGAAAGTCGTTAAAACAGGCGAACCGGAGCGAATCAGACAAGGCAATATTAAATTCTTTAAAGCAAAAGGATTTATGTTTATCGAATTACCGTCTGGTCGAAGACTTGCCTACGCAAGACCTCGATTAGGGCTTAATCGGTTCGGTAGTGAGTCGATTGAGTATGACGGAATGGATCAGGTTAAGAATACCTGGGGCAGAGTTGAAACCTACGGCGGAAAGCTCGTCGAAAACATTGTACAAGCCGTTGCGAGAGATTGCTTAGCAGCAGCGATGTTAAGACTTGCAAAAGCCGGATACAAGATTGTTGCCCATATCCATGACGAAGTGGTTATCGAAGCGCCAATAGGCGAAGGTAGTTTAGATGAAGTAATCGATATTATGTGTGAGCCCGAGTCCTGGAACGAGGGTCTTATATTAAATGCAGCAGGGTTTGAGAACCCTTACTATATGAAGGATTAGGAGGATAATTCTTATGAAACTTTCAAAACAACAAATTCAACAACAACGCGAAGCGATTGACGGTTTATATGAACTCGTAAAAGAGGCTCCTGTAAGTGAACGCAAAGACTCCGCTATGGCGTACTGTGAAGGTTGTATCGCCGCTTGTGATTTAGGTCTTAAAGTATTAAACGGTAAGAAAACAGAAGATACACCTAAGGCGGATGAAAACCCAACAGTAGAAGAACAGGATACCACTGAAGAAAAGCCAAAACGTAAACGCGTGGCTAAGAAAAAAGCCGAACCTGTAGAAGAAAAGTTACCGGTTGATGAAACCCCAGTAGTTGATGAAACTCCGGAAGAAGACGATTTAGACGATTTGTTATAGATGAAAGGATAGCGCCTTATGAAGGTATTATTTAGTTTATCAGTTAACAAGCTGTATGACCTAGTACGGCGCAAGCAAGTGAACTCTTGGTCACCTGCTGTACATTACCACGTGGATTGCGGCCAATCCTTTGCCTGCTTGTGGCCCTCAGTATCTGCCGGGATGGGCAGGATAGTAGACCCTTATATATCAAATGAGTTCTATTGTCCACAATGTGGAGAATTAATCCGTACTAGAGGCGTTGATGGCGATTGTGTAGCTGATGCTTCCGGTACCGCCAATGTTCCATTAGATATAGAACTATCGGTTATTGATCGGGGGAAAATTCTCGATGTTAAATTCGACTATCACACAGTCTATGTCGATAACGATACACAATCTATTTACCCTGGTTATAAGCCACATCTTATCGATATATTGCGCTTCGATTTCAAGCAAGGAAAAGTGTTCTTAGTTCAAAAGAAACGCACTCGCGCCGATATAATATCAGAAATCGACCCAAATATATCGGTGTTTTACTCAAAATCATTACCTCTATACTGGCTGGTAGCAACTCCAAATTGCCGGTTATCGCAATATAAAAAAGAGCTACAAACTTTTGCTAAAGTGCTAAAACAAGCTTACTTTGCTAAGTTGTCAAAACGGGTAGGCTACAAAGTTAAACCAATCAGGCAAGGGGTACTATTATCGTCCAAATACGGCGCGCTCGATAACTTACTCCATAATCTAGTGTGGAAGATGCACGCGCCGGATGCGCCTGCATTAAATGACAAGTTAGTTAGAGACCATGATAGCTACTTCAGACCTTTCGGGTCTAATTTAACAAGTACTTCTGCTATTACTGAGTTAACTAGTACCGGCGTACCGTTTATCAAGGCTCTTATTCAGCTTTATAAAGTACCGGATAAGCGCTGGGTTAGAAAGCTACTAACTATCCGTCCTTTCTTCTATATCAAAGTGATCCAAACTGCTAGCAAGGTATTCAAAAGCATGGATTATCAGAAAGCATTTACGGACCTTGTGGCAGAGGAAGGCGGGAAAACCGGGTATATCCAATCCTGGCCCATATGGAATAATGAGCAGGCCCTGCTTACTGTTACCTCTTTTCTCAAACTTATGCGTCACCAATACGGTGAACGCCGAGTCCTATTATTCTTAAAAAATGCAGACTCCTATTCGGAAGTAAAAGATACTGCGGATATGTATAACCGGTTATCGAGAGCTAGGAAGAAGGAGATTTGGGCTAGACGTATTCAAATTAAGGATCTGCATGACGAGATTGTGTGTATATCCAAATTTGAAAAAGCAGAAAATGTCCCAGTACAGCAAAGTCTTCAACACAAAAAGCTAGCTGATTCAGTCGAAGGTCTAAATTTCAACGTGATCAAAACCACACACGATATAATCCGGCTAGGTGTTCAGCTCAATAACTGTGTGGGCACCTATGTTGATAAGGTAAAAGATCAAAAATGTGCTATCGTTGGTGTTTATAAAAGCGACAAACCGGTGGCTTGTATTGAGGTAAATCCTACGGATACCTCTGAAGCCTTTACCGTAATACACCAAGCTAAGCTAAAAAACAACAGAGGCGTACGAGATAATCACAACATTAATTACGCCGTATGCCAATGGGTTAAAAAGCATCGATTACAAGTACCTAAATATTTAGGGGACATCCATTTTGCGAAGGGAGGAGCGATGTAACATGGATACAAATATCATCATAGCTACGGGCAAAAGTCGCTCCGCCCGTAGCTGGAAGTCTCAGAAAATGACTTGGAGTGCTTTGGCCAATAAGTTGGCCGAGCCTACTGTAACAAATGAAACGGCTGCTGAATACGCCAAGATGTCTAAAGCCGAGAAGGGCCAGAAGAAAGACGTCGGCGGTTTTGTTGGCGGCTATATCCCCAAAAATGGTAGACGGGTCAGAGGTGCCGTTAAGGAGCGATATTTAATCACGCTTGATGCGGATTCTCCTAATGACGATTTCCTCTTAGACCTAGATATGGAATTAGGCGGTATGGAATATGTACTTTACGGTACACACAGCCACACGGCTGACAATCCTCGCTATCGTATCATCATTCCTGCCGATAGAGCGATGACTCCTGATGAGTACCAAGCTGTATCAAGACGTATCGCCGATGATATCGGCATTGACTCCTTTGACCCATCCACGCACCAGGCAGAACGTCTGATGTACTGGCCAAGTTGTCCAAAGGATGTGAAATATGTATATCAGCACAGCGAAGGCAGCTTAGTCTCGGTTGATCAATATCTCAATACCTACAGAGATTGGCGAGATACGAGTCTTTGGCCAACATCGAGTAAGGAGTCACAGATTCGACTTGATGCGGCCAAAAAGCAAGGCAACCCTTTGGAGAAAAAAGGTTTACTCGGCGCCTTTTGTAGGTGCTACAGTATCACAGAAGCTATTCAAAAGTTTCTCCCTGAAGTCTATGAGCCGACGCAAGTCGAGGACCGATACACGTATACCGGAGGCAGCTCAGTAGCAGGTCTCGTTATCTACGATAATGACACATTTGCTTACTCCAACCATGCGACTGACCCTATCAGTGGTAAGCTCTTTAATGCGTTTGACCTGGTCCGCATTCACTTATTCGGTGCTGAAGACGCTGACGCGGATCCTACTACTAAAGTAACCGATTTACCAAGCTACAAAGCAATGCTTGATTTTGTTAACGACGACGGCGCAGCACCTATCTTGCTCGATAAAGAGCGTATGGCCGATATGGACTTCGAGGACATCACAGAAGACGAGGAAGACTTCCTCGAAAAGCTCAAACGTGACCGTCGAGGTACACCAGAGTCTGACGTGTTCAACTGCTTAGTCGTTCTTAAATATGACCCTGCATTAAGAGGACGCATACGCCTTGACGAATTTGCGCATCGGTTAGTTGTTACTGACGACTTGCCGTGGCGTGGCAAGGATGAAACCCCTTATTGGACCGATACAGACGATGCGTGCTTGCGTAATTATTTTGCTACGAAATACCTTATTAAGGGTAAAGGTATTATCGACGATGCCTTGCAGGAAGTAACGCAAGATAACAAATTTCATCCCGTACGTGAGTATTTAACTGGGGTAGCCTGGGACGGTACTTGTAGAGTCGATACTCTATTTATCGACTACATCGGTGCAGAGGATACTGAATATATAAGGGCTGTAACCCGTAAATGGATGTGCGGTGCTGTAGCACGCGTTATGAATCCGGGCGTTAAGTTTGATACAGCGATTGTATTATATGGTTCACAAGGTCTCGGTAAATCGTTAATCTTGGAGCGGTTAGGCCGTAAATGGTTCAATAATTCACTCGTGGATATCAAAACTAAAGACGCTTTAGAACAAATCCAAGGCTCTTGGATTAATGAACTCGCGGAACTTGCACCTACCTATAAGAATGATAATGAAATCGTAAAAGCCTTTATCAGCCGAACCTCTGACCGGTTCCGCTCACCTTATGGGAGGCGTACTGAGGAGTATCCTCGCCAGTGCGTATTCGCAGGTTCTACTAATAATCTTATGTTCCTTAAGGACCGAACTGGTAACCGCCGATTCTGGCCTGTCACAGGCGACAAAGATCGTAAAACTAAGAACGCCTGGGAGCTATTAAAAGAGGACATAGACCAATTATGGGCAGAAGCCTATTACTACTGGTCTGAGGGTGAATCCTTAGTTCTTGAAGGGGAACTTGAAGAAGAAGCCCTTAGAATCCAATTATCACACACTGAAGGTGGTGAACTTGTAGGTCTCATTGAGGAGTATCTTAATATGTTACTCCCGGAAGACTGGGAGACTCGCGATATCTTCGACCGTAGGGATTATATCCGTAATTATGGCGATGACGATAACTGTGGATCAGTGCAGCGGGAGCGGGTTTGCGCGCTTGAGATATGGTGTGAAGTGATGGAGGGGGACAGGAAGAACCTGCAGAACGCAAAAGCAAGAGAAATCATCGACATCTTACAATCTATTAAAGGATGGAGTCCTTATACAAAAGGAACTGGAAAAGCACGATTCGGTAAGCTTTATGGCCCTCAGAGAGCGTTTGTTAGGGATGGGACTGGACTTCTTGATGTCTATAAAAAGAATCACGAGAAGTAGGTGTGTCCAATTATTTGAGGTGTGTCCAATTTTTAAAATGTATATATGTTTGTAAAAATAATTATGCGACTCTATACATTGATATTTTTAGATAAATAGCAATAATTGGACACACCAAACACGTCTGGACACACTAATCGGACACGGGCAAAAAGCAGATAACTGCTAATCTAAATAGTAATATGTATCTAGTGTGTCCAATTATTTATATAAAAATAAAAAAATAAATATATGAATAATCGTATGTATACGTATACACGTAAAAAACCCGTATACGCGTATATATATATGTTGGAAAAATTTCGGGCACTTCGGACACACCCCCCCCCATAAATCCAGTAACCACGCAGGTTTGTAGGCGTGTCCGATAGTGTGTCCAGGCATTTATTGAGAACGAGGTGAGAATAATCGAAAAGGATATCGAGAGATGGTTAGGAATTCAACTCAAAAAACTGGGTTGCATATATATGAAGTTCGTGTCACCTGGAAATGACGGTGTACCTGATCGGATTGTAGTACTTCCTGGTGGCAGTGTCATATTTGTAGAACTCAAAGCAAAAAAAGGAGTATTGATGGCCAATCAAAGAGTACAAGTTGCCAGATTACGCAAACAAGGCGCCCTTGTATTCGTGATTACAGGGATGTTAGAAGCTAAGTTATTTATTGGTGATATGGAAAGGGTAATACATGAACTTTCATCCTCACGAGTATCAAGAAATAGCTATACAACGAATCATTGATCATACGCACTACGGACTGTTACTCGACATGGGTTTAGGTAAGACCGTTTCCACATTAATCGCTATTGAGCAGTTAATGTATGACTACTTTGATATCAAAAAAGTATTGCTTATAGCGCCTAAGAAGGTAGCCGAGTCTACATGGGCACAGGAGACCCAAAAATGGAGTGAGACAAGTCATCTTACGATAGCGTCGGTGTTAGGGACTGAAAAGGACCGCATCAAAGCTATTGAAAGCGACTCTGATATCTACGTTATGAACCGTGAGAATGTGCAATGGCTGTATGACTACTATTTCGAAAAACCAAAGCGGACATTTCCTTTTGATATGCTTGTTATCGACGAGAGTTCATCGTTTAAGAATCCACAGGCTAAACGATTTAAGGCGATGCGTAAAATGAGGCCTTTCTTCAAACGAGTGGTCATTCTCACTGGCACGCCTGCACCAAATACGTTAATGGATGTGTGGGCGCAGATGTATTTGTTAGATGGAGGTAAAAGACTAGGTAAAACCCTTACCGAGTATCGATTACGATATTTTACACCGGATAAGACAAATGGACATATCGTGTACAGCTATCGACTACTACCAGGTGGCGATAAAGCGATATTCTATAAGATGCAAGATATTTGTATGAGCTTAAAAGCTAAAGACTACCTAAGACTTCCTGAACGTATCGAAAATGTAATCACGGTAGAAATGAGTCCTAAAGAATGGGAACTCTATAAACAGATGGAACATGATCACGTACTTAGCTTAGTTGATGATGACGATGTAAGCGCATTAAATGCGGCAGCATTAGCAGGCAAGTTATTGCAACTAGCCAATGGGTCAATTTATTCAGATGATGGTGAAACTATCATCGTCCATAACGAGAAGGTCGAACGATTAAAAGAATTAGTAGATACCAACGAAGGAAAACCGATGTTAGTATTTTACAACTTCAAGCACGACCTGCAGGCTATTAAGGAAGCATTCCCTAAAGCCGTTGAATTAAAGACTGATGACGATGTAGCCGAGTGGAATAAAGGCAAGATACAAATGTTATTGGCGCACCCCGCATCGGCAGGATATGGACTAAACCTTCAAGCCGGGGGCAACATCATCGTCTGGTACGGGTTAACTTGGAGCTTGGAGCAATACCAACAAGCTAATGCGAGACTTCACAGGCAAGGACAAACACAACCTGTGATTATCCATCACCTAGTTACCAAAGGAACTATGGACGAGCAAGTCATGAACGCGTTAGAGCGTAAAGAAGTAGGGCAAGATGCACTACTAGAAGCTATCAAATATCGTAAAGAATTGTATAAGGAGTAGAACTATGCAAAGAAAATGCAGCAGATGCGGAGAAAAATATACGCTAGTTAAGGACGAAAAGTATTGTCCGGATTGTATGAAAATCATGACTCCTCCTGCACTAAAAGAAACACCAGACATAAAAATTACAAAGTGTGAAGGTTGTGGAATTGAGTTCTCAGTTCCTAAAGGCAGACCTGGACGACCTCCAAAATATTGTCCAGAATGTGTAACCAAATATTCTAAAAAGCCTAAAGTGGAAACACTTAAGAAAGTGAGCCACGAATTACAAAAAGAGGAAGTGGCCAAGCAGGAAATTATAGCTACAATTACTAAACATATTGAAGCTAAGCCGGCTACACACTTGACGACAATTAAGAAGGAGAAGATAGTGGCACCAGTTAAAGTATTTGCTAAAGAACATGACGTTGTTAATCATCCATCGCATTACACACGGGGAAATATCGAAGTAATCGACTTCATCGAAGATCAACAATTACCATATCATTTAGGAAATGTAGTGAAGTACATAGCGCGTGCTGGGTTCAAAGGTGATAAAGTAGAGGACCTAAAAAAAGCGCAATGGTATCTCAATCGATACATCTGTACACTTGAAAAAGGAGTTAGTAATTAATGGTGGTGGAAATAAGGGGACTTGTGAATGACTGATAAAGAGTACATGCTTCAGATATTACGAATTGATGACAGGATTGAATCCATCAATCGTGACATCGAAGCACAAATAGAACGCAAAGCGGATACTCTGTCAGCTACTGATTACAGCAAGGATAGGATATCCGGAGGTAGTTGTGGCGACTTATCAAATATCGTGGTAGGTATTGAGCAATGTGTTGAACTACAACGAAGAGAGATTGAACGTCTCAAAAATATTAAATCAGAAGTTCGCTGGGTGATTAGCCAAGTACGTCCAAATGAGCTGGCAGTTCTTTTGACAGAGCGATACGTGCAAGGAAGAAGCTGGAAAGAACTGGCACAAATCTTATACTACAGTGAAGCACGAGTACGCGGTGAGCTACATGATAGGGCGTTAGTAGAGGTAGGGCGAATTCGAGCCAAATTGAAATAGCGTTAACAATACAAAACGATACAAAACAGTACATCAATATGTGGTATACTGTAAGTGTGAAAGTTGGGAAACTTCACAGGAAATGAATAAGCAAAGGACGCCAAATGTATCTGGCGTCCTTTTACGTTATGCAGGTTTAATCAATATCATCATAGGGGGGCCTACTTGCTGGGCAAACACGATCCTTTCATATTATTTCGGGGCTGTAAAAAAATCGCGACGTTTCATAGATGTTATCCTCATATAAGAACATACTTAATCTACACAACCAACAATAAAACCTATGTACTTAACTATAACAACTTCCCCGTGATGATATTGATTAAGCCTACATTAATCCAATCCATAAACATTTACTTGTGCTTTAACTACTAACAGAAAGGAGAAAATAGTATGGCAGAAATTATTTGTCACGTTAAAGACTGCTTAAATAACAAACACAATAAATGTACTGCTAATGCTATTGTTCTTGGTGGTAAAGGTAATTGTAAATCTAAGAGTTTTGCAAGAAATGTAATGAGACATTCACGTAAACAACACTGGAGTGGGGGCATGTATGGGGACTAGACACTTGTTTATACCCGGGGCCCTTAAGGTACTCCGAACGAAAAATATTTTGCGTGGGTCATCCGAACCCCGCGAAATCGCTAGTTAGTCATTTTTCCGAACTGCTGTTCGGCTTCAAAATCGGTCAATTTTTGAGAGGAGGCGAGACTGTGACAAACGTATCAATAGTTGACGAATTGGTATCATCTAAAATTGTAGCAAAAGTACTTGGAATCAGCTCTCGGCGAGTCCAGCAATTGACGGAAGATGGTATCTTCAAAAAAGAAAAACGCGGACAGTATGACATTGCGAAGACAGTACAAGCATTTGTTTCGTATAAAACCGGAGAAAGTAAACTTGAAAAGAAAGCCCGTGAAGGTGGATATGATGCGGAACGAACTCTGTTAACTCGGACTAAACGGATGATCGAAGAAAACAAACTGAAGATTATGAATGGTGAATTGCACCGCTCTAATACCGTTAAAGCCGTAATGAATAGAATGCTGAATAACTTTAAAAGTAAGCTTCAAGCGTTGCCTTTAAAAGCAGCACCTAAAGTATTAGGTGAGACGAATCTATTAGCTATTCAAGACGCACTTCTTGATGAGGTTAACGAGTGTCTAACGGAATTGTCTGAATATGATCCAAACATGTTCCATGATGAGTCTGATGATATCATTGTGGACGAAGACGAGGCAGGTGAAAATGATTGAAACACACATGCAACTTATTTAAAGGAATAGCAAGTGTGCTAAAACCACCGCCAAAGTTTACTGCTTCAGAATGGGCAAATGCTAACGTGGTGCTTTCCACAGAGGATAGCGCCGAACCAGGGAAGTATTCCACCGATAGAGCCCCTTATCAAAAGGAAATGCTTGATGCGGTGAGTGACCCTGATGTTGAAAAAGTAGTATATATGACAGGTTCGCAAATTGGTAAAACTCAACTCATTAAAAATGTGTTGGGTTATTTTATTGACTACTTTCCATCACCAATTATGTTTATGCAGCCAACAAAAGATATAGCGAAGGAGTTTTCGAAAACTCGTATTGCTCCCTTTATTCGTGACACGAAAGTGCTTAACGATAAAATGGCCGATGTAAAATCTCGGGACAGTGGCAATACTGTATTGAATAAGACATTTCCTGGCGGTTATCTCACATTAGTCGGTGCAAATGCCCCAGCCGATTTGGCATCTAGGCCAATTCGTGTATTATTGGCAGACGAAATTGACCGCTACCCTGCATCAGCCGGCACGGAGGGCGACCCCTTGAGCCTAGCGGAAAAGCGTACTAATACGTTCTACAACCGAAAGCACGTGTACGCATCCACGCCTTTGGCCAAAGGTACCAGCCGAGTAGAGAAATTATATCTTGGAGGCACGCAAGAGGTCTGGCATATTAAGTGCCCCGCATGTGGTGAGTATGTGTATCCGTCTTGGGATAAATTCCACGATGACGAAGATGCAGGTAAGTATTACTTAGCCTGTGATCACTGCGGAACACTATCAGAAGAGTTTGAGTGGAAGAAACTTTATCGTGAGGGTAAATGGATTGCTGAAGCTCCAGAGAATTTGAAAAAGTATAATTGTCGTAGCTTTCACATGAATGCCTTTGGTTCACCTTGGGCCTCTTGGGGTAAACTTCAGGAGAAATACGAGGCCGCAACAAAACTTGGTACAGCCGGCGTTAAGACGTTCTTTAATACTGAAATGGGTATTCCTTATGAAGAGGATACCGAAACACTGCAGTCTGAAGAACTCTATGAACGTAGAGAGGACTACGGAGCAGAGTTACCAGACGGAGTACTACTCTTAACCTGTGGCGTTGATACGCAGGACGACCGTTTAGAGTGTGAGATTGTAGGATGGGGGAAAGATTATGAGAGTTGGGGTATACAGTACTTCAGACTTTATGGAGACCCTGCTTACGATGCAGTATGGAAAGAATTAGACGACATTATATTAAACCGTACATGGTCTTATGCTGATGGCAGAAAGCGTGGCGTATCCGTTACATGTATTGACTCCGGCGGTAGTAAGACTCAATCAGTATATAAGTACTGCTCAACTAGATGGCATAAGCGAGTTTACCCTATTAAGGGTGTAGGTGGTGCCGGCAAAGATTTGATTGACGGATTACCTACTAGGTTGAAGAAGTACAAGACTAAGCTCTTTAAGCTAGGTGTAGACACTGGCAAGGAACAAATCTATAGCGATTTGAACCAGGAAAAGGGACAGCCGAGGTATTGTCATTTCCCAAAAGATCACGAAAAAGGATATGGAAAAAAATATTTTGAGGGGCTGTTGGCAGAGATGAAAGTATCTAAATTAGTTAATGGCCATTTTAAAGAACAATGGGTGCTACGGCCAGGACGCAAAAGAAATGAGCCGTTCGATATTAGAAACTACAATCAAGCTGCTATTGCTATTATAAATCCAAACTTTGATGCCTTAGAGGCTCGGAGTAGTAAAGAGGAGTACACACCGTACCAGAATACATCGCGTGTAGTCAAAGTAGGTGATGCGTCAAAGAAGCGAACGAGACGACGAGTTAGAGGAGGAGGGATACGATTATGACAATCCTACAAAGGATTATGGAAGAATTAAATATTCGTGAAGTACACGAAATACCTACCGCTCTAACAAAGGCGTTGCTAGATTCGAATACCTGTTCGGTACTTTTGAAGGCGATAAAACCGCACTATTCATATGAAGCGTTACTTGCTGAATTTGAAGAACATAGTGCGGATAGAAAAAACTATATGCAAGATTACACGCCACAATGCGTGCTAGATATAATCGGAGGTATTACCCCTGGTGGTGATGTTCGCGACGTGTGCGCGGGAATAGGCGGACTGTCTTTGGCTAAATTTAAGATGGATAATACCGTGACACTAAGGCTTGAAGAGTATTCAAAAAATGCGATAGCCTTTATGCTACTCAATCTACTAATAGCTAATATAGATGCAGAAGTAGTAGAGAAGAACGTTCTTACAGGTGAGGAACATGCATACTATAAAGTAGAATCCGCAGTATCTGGCTTTGGCCAAGTATCTAAAGTGGATATGTTAGAGAGTAAAAAATATGACACTGTGATTAGCAATCCGCCATATAGTCAATCTTGGATTTCACAAATGGATGAACGCTTTGAAGGCTATAAGTTAGCTCCAAAGAGTAAAGCGGATTTTGCCTTTATACTTGACGGGCTTTATTCGTTAAATGAGTTCGGAACTGCTGCATTTATAATGCCACACGGCGTATTGTTCAGAGGGCAAGCGGAAGGCGATATAAGACGAAAGCTTATTGACAACAACCTACTTGATGCGGTCATAGGGCTACCGTCTAATCTATTTACAAATACAAGTATACCTGTATGCATATTGGTATTTAAGAAAAATCGAGCTAACACCGATATATTATTTATCGATGCGCAAAAAGACTTCGTTAAGCACAAAAATAAAAATATAATGACCGCCGAACAGGTGGAAAAAGTAATTAAAGCGTACAAGGACAGGGCAGATATAGAGCGATATTCTAGTAACATTAGTATGTCTACTATTTTAGACAATGACTATAATCTGAATATTCCACGTTACATTGACAGCTTTGAGCCTGAAGAAATACCGGATGCTGTACAGCTCGCTAAAGACTTGAATGAAATTAATAGAGAAAGTCGTGCTTTAGGATTGGAAATTGTGGAAATGTTAAAGCAATTAGTTTGTACAGATCCGGATTCACAGAAAGAACATGATGAATTTGTAAAAGAATTTACAGAGTTTTTGTTATCATCTGAAAGTGCTGTTACAGTCGAGGAGCAAGAAGCTGTGATAAAAAAAATAGAAGATGTTAAAAAGTATTTACTTCAAAAGATGTTCGCGTAATGTTAAGAAATTACAAGAAAATTAAAATTACGGAAGTTGCGGATATACTAGGGAGACCTAAGAAGGATCAAATATATCCGTCTGGCTGTATTTGCTTGCAAGTATCTGCTAGTAAAGGGGAGTTGGTGTATTTAGCTGAGGCGCAACAAGTTGATGCTAAATATGTAGTGATTCAACCACGAAACGCAATCCCTTATTATTTATTTTTAGTGATAGAAAAGGCAATGCCTGAATTTCTATATAAATATAGGCAAGGTCTAAATATATCAGCTCATGACATCAAACATATGGAGATATTGTGCCACACGGATGTGGAAACACAGGCTTTAATAAGCATGATGTTCCAATCTATGCATGGCACAAGTCTAAGCGCTCAGTTTGGGCGCTTTTTTAATGCGTGAAAGGAGGTGAAAGGATGGCAGAATGGACAATATATGAGGCGAAGGAGCATTTACAGGCCTGGCTGGATGCTGATTTAGCACTAGCGACCGGTAAAGAGTACACCATTGGTAATCGTCGGTTAACTCGTGCTAATGTGCAAGAGGTAAAAGACCGCATCAACTTTTGGCGAAATGAAGTAGCAAGACTCGAAAATAGACCTCGACGTCGTGCATACCGTGTCATTCCGCGCGATATATGAGTAAACGTACTAAGCAGATTATGAAAACTGCAGCAGGCAGATCTAAATCTACGCAATATTCTGGAAGCAAAACAAACTCCGGTTATTCTAATCATGGCGCAAACAGCTTTAAATCTAGCGCTAAAGGATACCTAGTTAACTCTCAAGACGCAAGGCATGATATCGATGCCAATTTTAGAATGCTACGGGCAAGGTCGGTAGACCTTCAGCAAGGTACGCCTATTGCCGCGGGCGCGTTAAAAACCAATAAGACTAACGTCATTGGTCCTGGCCTACGTTTTAAAGCCAATATCCGCTTTGAGGAGTTAGGGCTAACGTTTGACGAAAAGAACGCATGGGAACGTAAGACTGAACGCGAATTCGCTATGTGGGCGAAGCATTGTGACGCAAGAGAGCAAACTGACTTTTACGGAATTCAGGCGTTAGCATATTATGAAAGGCTCTTATACGGCGATGCGTTTGTAAATTTACCGCTACTAATCAATCAAGCGGATAAGAACCCGTATCCTTTACGGTTACAGATTGTTGAATCGATTCTTGTTGCTTCTCCACCGAAGTATACGGGACGGGAAGAAGACGAGAATAACGACGTAATTCACGGTGTTAAGTTCAACAAATACGGTGCTGCGGTCGGCTTTTATGTACTAAATAAACTGTACAACGGATTTAATGATGATCATGATTATACGTATATCCCAAAATATGGTGCACAAACCGGAAGGCGGAATATTATACAGGTTATGACAATTGAGCGTAGCGGCCAGTTGCGTGGTATTCCAATACTATCTCCAGTAATCGAGGATTTAAAAGTACTTAGCCGATACAATGATGCGGAAGTCATGAAAGTGTTAGTTAACGCATTGATGGCAATCTTTATCGAGTCCGAGTCTCCAGACGATATGGCGTTTGGGACCGGTATCGATGAGGAGGATCAAGTCGATTCCGAAAACGATGAAACAATCGAATTAGGCAATGGCACGGTCAATGTATTAGCACCTGGTGAAAAGGTTAGTGTTGCGGAAAAAACACCAATCCCAACGAGCTTTGCAGACTTTACATCATCTCTCATTAGTCATGTCGGTGCTGCACTTGAAATTCCGTATGAAATTCTTGTTAAGCACTTTGGACAAAGTTACTCCGCATCAAGAGCGGCGTTACTTGAGTACTGGAAATCTGTTGAAATGCAACGTTCCGAATTTATTACTCAATTTTGCAATCCTATTTACGAAGAATGGCTAACTATGGCTATTCTATTAGGTCGCATTGAAGCGCCAGGTTTCTTTGATGATCCAATCATTCGAGAGGCATGGCTAGGTGCTGAGTGGTACGGACCTTCGCAAGGTCAATTAGACCCAGAGAAGGAAGCTACTGCCGCAGAAATTCGTGTTAAGAATGCATTTAGTACTCGTGCCAAAGAAGCCGCAGAGCTCACAGGCATGGATTATGAAAATGAAATCTTACCACAACGTATTCGTGAACACCAATCTATGGATGAAGGAGGATTGTTGCATGAACAAGGACAACAAATTTCAGTTCAAAATTCGAACTCCGCTGGATCAGATTCAGGAAGCGGAGACAATTGATATTGACATTTACGGTGTAGTGATGAACGGGAAGGATTATTGGGGCGAAGACACTGGAGTTTCTGAAGTGATAGCTCGACTTAAAAGATTAGATCCATCTCAGAACATTGTATTACATGTTAACTCCGTAGGCGGCGAAGTGTCGGCCGGCGTTACACTTTATAATCGATTATGCGCATTACCAAATAAAAAATCTGTTATCATCGAAGGTTTGGCGGCATCTATTGCTTCTATTATTTCGATGGTGGGTGATGAAATTCATATGGCGTTAGGTAGTGAAATGATGATTCATAATCCGAGCGCTTATGTATTTGGGGAAGCAGCTGATTTTGAAAAAGCCGCCGAATCGTTACGCAAAACTAAAGAAAACCTTATCGATATTTACGAGGCTCGCACTGGGTTAACTCGTGAAGAAATTGCAGCCATGATGGATGAAGAAACTTGGTTAACAGCAAGGGAAGCATTAGAAAAGGGCTTCTGTACAAGTGTTGACGAGTCTTTACGAATGGTTGCTTGCCGCAAAGGCACTGACTTAATTGTCAATGGTTTGCCAATGAGTATGGACGTACTCAAAGGACTGCCTGTTGATAAATATGAAGAGAAAGGAGATGAGACAATGGAAGTAACTGCTGAATTGTTGCGTACGGAATATGCGGAAGTGTATGACGAAGTGTTTAATGCAGGTGTTGCTGCAGAACGTGCCCGTTTACAAGCCCTTGATGGGATTAATAACGAAGCGCGAGCAGAAGTGATTAATCGTGCTAAATATGAAACATACGCTACGGTTCAAGATGTAGCTGTTGAATTACTCAATATGCCACAACCAGAACCATCTGAACAAACAAATCAATTTCAACGAATGATTCAAGATGCAAATAACGCATCTAATAAAGTTAACACCGTCCCTGGTCAAGTGTTGGATGAAGATACCGACGAAGCGGACAAAACAATGAAAATCGTGGATCGTGTTATGAAAGCACGTGTTAAAAAATAAGGAGGGCAGAACATATGCCATACGTGGAAGAACAAAAGTTAGAGTATAAACCTCTAATTGCTGGTACACAAATGCCAGTTGTTACTAAAAAGGTAACAATCGGTCAAGATACTGCTGTAATTAAAGCGGGTACAGTATTAGAAATCGAAGCTGCTTCTAAAAAAGCTAAACGCGCGGACGCCGATGTATACGGTGTAGCCTTGGCTGATATCGATGCTACAAAAGGCGATGTAGTGGCAGAAATTGCTGTAACTGGTGAATTTGCTACAGCTAACTTAGTATTCAAATCTGGTAAAAAAGCGGAAGACTTCACAGCCAAAGCTGAAGCCCGCAACATTTATTTCCGTTAATAAGGAGGACACATGGATAATATTTACACACCTCAAACACTTGCTGCGGTGGTTCGTCGTACTCCCGATGTGCCATCCTTTTTGAAAGATCTATTCTTTAAAGACACAAAAACATTCTTATCTGAAACTGTTTCTTTTGACATTGTAAAAGGTCGCCGCACTATTACACCTTGGGTCGCACCAAACTCTACAGCGCCTTTGTCTCAACGTACAGGTGTAACAACTACTACTTATAAACCGGCGCAAAAGAAAGAAAAACGTGCTATCACTGAAAACGACATCAAGGTTCGTTTAGCAGGCGAGCAGCCATTTGCAGGTACGGTATCTCCAGAAGAACGTGCAATCCAACTCTTAGCGCAAGATACGCAAGAGTTGAAAGACAATTTGGTACGCTCCCAAGAAGTTATGGCGGCAGACGTATTATTCAATGGCCAAGCGCACATTAAGGGCGAAGGCATTGACGACGTAGTAGACTTTAACTTCACGAATAAAGAAGCATTATCCGGCAATGCACGCTGGGGCCAATCTGCTGCAGAAATTGTGGCCAACATCATTAAATGGAAAAAGAAATGCTTGAAAGCATCTGGCTTTAATCCGAATACCTTGGTCATGAACTCTGAAACACTAGAAGTAATGCTTTCCGATAAAAAAATCTTAGCGTTGTTCGATAATCGTCGTACAGAAATGGGTCTTTTACAATTTGAACAAATGGCAGAAGGCGCGACTTATGTTGGTTTCATGGGTGGCCAAATTCAATGCAATGTATTTACATATGATAACTACTATGTTGACCCAACTGATGGCCAAGAAAAAGAAATGGTACCTGCAGGTAAATTGTTGGTAGCTTCTGATATGGCTAAATTCACTAAATTATATGGTGCGAATACAATTATCCCTGGCGAAGGAATGGATTTCGTAACTTATGAAGGTGAATACGTAATGCGTCGATTGGTTACACGTGATCCAGATGCAGCATTCTTAGAATTGCAATCTCGCCCTATTTATGTCCCATTCGATGTAGATTCTTACTTCGTAGCGGATGTATTGTAATCTAATCTAAAGGAGGTAAGACTTATGCCAGTACAAGCTAAGCACACAATCAATACTGGAGATTATGTATATAATCCTGGTGAGATTATCTCCGATTTGACTGCAGAAGAAGAACAGCGCCTAATTGAATTAGGCGCTGTGGTTGCGGTTGAAGGTGATAATAGTAAAGTTAATGAAGACGATCCATTTGCGGTAGCGCTTGCAGTTATGACGAATGAAGATATTTCCAACTATGGAAAGTCTATCGGGCTAGAATTCGCTAGTAAAGCAACAAAGGCGAGCATGATTGCAGATATTCTTGCATGCGATGCGGATATTAATTTGGGACTTTTATCCGATGCGGCTCTCCGCGCGATGGCTGAAGCAGAACATTTAGAAGTTCCAGAAGACGCTACTCGCGAACAACTTATCGATTTCTTAGGTGAATAGAGATGGAGTTTAAAGACTTTGTGCAAAATGATATTGAAAAGGTATTTATCAATTCAAATGAATTTGCCGAGGTACACAACCTAAACGGTACGCAGTGCTATGCTGTGGCAGAAGGTCTTACTGACAAGCAACATGTTGAAATCATGGGCCAAGATATTGATGGATTGATTTACGATACGATAGTTGTACACGTGGCTAAGCAGGATTTACCTGAAGTACCGGAGTACAATCAAATCTTCCGTTTCAACGGTCGACTTATGTTGGTTCAATCATGCGAAGAAGATATGGGCATGCTGAATATTGTCCTTAGGGGGAATAATTCATGAGCGTAACTATTGACGTAAAAGGACTACGTGAGGGCCTAGTTAAGATAGACGCTCTTTCCGGTGAAACGAAAAGGGCGACATCAAAAGCTATCAATACCGCAATCCCTAAAATACGAAACACAATCGTTGATAAAACTACGCAGGATTACTTTATAAGTAAAGCTAACGTTAAGAAAACGATTGACGTGAAGCGAGCAAACCCCTCTGGGCTATCAGCATTTATTAGGTCTAAGGGCGGACCTGTTGCACTTACTAAGTTTAGAGTTACACCAAAACGCCCACCTAAGCGGAAAGATCGGACAGTCAAAGCTCAGGTAATGCGCAATGGCGGAGGGGGAACAATCCCTAATGCTTTTATTGCTCGCATGGGAAGTGGTCATATTGGGGCGATGTATCGTAAAGGTGCTGATAGATATCCAATAGGACAATTTCATGGGCCTGCAGTCCCAAGTATGTTAAAGAATGCTGAGGTATCGGCTTTTGTCGGTAATGTAGCGCAAGAGGAGCTGTTACGACAAATCGGAACCTCATTCGAAGAGTTAGTAAGGAAGTAGCAAATGACACCTACGCAATTAGCAACTGATTTAGGTACATTTCTAAAGCAGGTGCATGCTAACTATTTTAGTGATGATGCACAGGTAAAGGGGAATCCATTATTAGTTGTACCTGGATTTTTGAAAATGAAAGAATCATCCAAGGAGGACCAATATCCACATCTTGTTATTCGCATTAATAAGGTCGAGGATACCTTGCAGGGGTCAACTGTCCAACTATTTCTGATTCATGGAGTGTACTCTGAGGACGTGGAAAAGGGCTGGATGGAGATTACAAACTTTCTTGAAACAACAAGACAAGCGTTACTGGCCCATCCGGTTATTGCTAAGAGATACCGTTTAGTATTGGATGATAAACACGGAATTGATACCGATATTCCTCCGGATCAAGCCTATCCGTATTGGGAGGGATTTATGACCGTTAAATATGATATCGAACAAATACGAGAGGAGATGATTATCTAATGGCAAAAACTGATGAACTAGCGACGGTAGGAAACGAAATGGCCGAAGCTGTAGAAAAACCAGTTAAATATAATGATGCTAAACAAGTAATCTACTTAGGCCCTAATAGTGCAGAACTGGGCCTTACAACAGGAACAGTCTATATTGACGGGATTCCTGCCGTAGTAGGTGAAGATAAAGCAATGTTAAGACTATTGTTTGTGCCAATCAATAAGATTGCTGAAGCACAACAAGAATTAGCAACAGAAGGTACTGCAATGAGTGCAGCTTATCTTGAATTTAAAAAAGGAGGTCGTAGATAGTGGGAAACTATAGACACGGAATTTATACAAGAGAGGTCCCTACTTCTCTTATTTCTATGACAGAAGCTACGGCAGCCTTACCGGTGTATGTCGGCACTGCTCCTGTGCATTTAGCCACAGACCCAGCGGAAGCTAATAAAGCAGTATTGTGCTATGATTACGCATCCGCAACTACTCAATTCGGCTACTCTAAAGAATGGGATAAATACACATTGTGTGAAGCAATGTATTCTCAATTCTCTTTATTTGGAATGGCACCGGTAGTATTAATTAATGTTCTTGATCCTAAGAAACACAAGAAAACGTTAACTTCTACGCAAAAGCAAATTCAGAATAAAGTCGTAACTATTGAGGACCCTGTGCTACTTAACACGTTAAAAGTATCAGCTACAAATGGTGGTAATGCCTTAACTATCAACGTTGATTATACCGCTGTATATAATGAAGAAGGCAAATTGCTTATAGGCATTGTATCTACTGGGGCGCTAAATAGTGCAACATCTGTTTGGGTGACTTACGATTATGTAGACCCATCTATGGTAACTGCAGATGATATCGTGGGTGGCGTGGATACAGAGGGTAAACGTAAGGGTTTAGAACTTATCAATGAAGTATTCCCTCGCTTTGGTTTAATTCCTGGCAACTTATTGGCGCCAGGTTGGTCTCATAATACGCTCGTAGCAGCAGTTATGAAAGCTAAGGAAACTACTATTAATGGTATGTTCCAAGCTATGTCTTTATGTGATGCACCTACCGATGAAATTAAAAAAGCAACTGCAGTTAGTGAATGGAAAAATAAAAAGAACTACGTCGACGAACGTCAAATCTTATGTTGGCCAAAAGTAGCGTTAGCTAATCGCCAATTCCATTTATCCACACAACTCGCGGGTCTTATGGCTAAGACAGATGCTAAATATGACGATATTCCTTACAAGTCCCCATCCAATGAGTCCTTGCAAGCAGATAGTGCCGTATTAAAAGATGGTACTGAAATCTACTTAGGCCCAGATGAAGCAGCTTACTTGAACGGCCAAGGCGTTGTTACTGCGCTTAATTTCATTGGTGGTTGGAGAGCTTGGGGCAACCGTACAACTGCATATCCATCTAATACAGATGTTAAGGATTCCTTTATCCCTGTACGTCGTATGTTCAACTGGGTATCCAATACGTTGATTACCTCTTTCTGGTCTAAAATTGACGATCCAACAAATAAACGCTTGATTAATAATATCGTTAATAGTGCCAATGCCTGGTTAAATGGACACGTAGCATCTGGTGCACTTCTCGGTGCACGCGTTGAATTCTTGGAATCCGAAAACCCTACAACTGATTTGTTGAATGGTATTATCCGATTCCACGTGTATTTAGGTGTTCCGACACCAGCTCGTGAAATCGACTTCATCCAAGAATACGATCCATCTTACATGAGCACATTATTTAATTAAAAGGGAGGTAACTCATGGCTAAACATAGAGATAAGTTGATTGACTTTGCCATTTTTAGCTCTGGCAGAGAATTATATGGTTACGCCGATGTAACCTTACCTGATATTGAATTTATCAGTGATACAATCAAAGGCGCAGGCATTGCCGGCGAAGTCGATTTGGGTGTACTCGGCCAAACCAAGGCAATGAATATGTCCATTAAATGGAATACCATTGATAAGGATGTGACCGACCTTGCCAGTCAAAAAGTACACGATATTGAAATTCGTGGCGCACAACAATTGTATGATTCTGCTAAAGGCGAATTAGTACCGGAAGCAGTTAGCGTATACGCAAAAGTGATGCCGAAAAAAATCGGTTTAGGCAAGTTCGAACAGGCAAGTAAAACCGATACTTCTACAGAGTTTGAAATTGTGTATTTCAAAATGACTGTGGGAGGTAAAACTCGCACTGAAATCGATAAATTCAACTATGTTTGTGTAATCAACGGTGTTGATTACTTGGCATCTGTAAGGGAGGCATTGGGTAAATAATGGCTACATACGATCGCGAAAAGCTACTTGACGGCTTAAATAATTTAACTGGGTTTGACTTCACAAAGGCGGAACTTCGTGTCCGCCGTGAAGGCGATATGACTCCAGATGTTACATTTTCTAAAAGATTCCAAGCCGAAGTAGCGGCTATAGCTCTAAAGGAAAGTGCTAAAGTATTAATGACACTCCCTATCTCTGAATTCACAGAAATGTGTGCAGAGGTAAGTGTTTTTTTACTACGTGGTTCGGTAGAGAAAATGGGCCTTCTCCCGGACAGCAATGCAGACGAATTGCCCTCCGACTCAGAGAATGCGGGGGCATAAACTTTTGGATGTCTACTCCGATTGTTGAAATAGCCGATTGGATGGATGATTTAGAATTTGTTCTTGAAGATGAAAAGCGCTTGAAGGAAGAAGATGACTAATCCATCAAGCGCTTTTTGCGTATACAAATTTAAAAGAAAGGAGGAACTATGGCAGGTAAAGTATTCGAAATTGCTTTTGCTATAAATGGTGCCTTGGCGCAAAGCTTTAAGACATCTATGCAACAGGCCAAAGGAACATTGACGCAGTACGGTTCTAAAATGAGCGAACTGAAAACGCAACAAAAGGCGTTGGATTCTGCATTAAAGCAAGGTGTTATTTCGATGGACTCTTACCGAAATGCAACTGCAAAAGTCGGCAAGGAGCTTGAACAAACCGCCGCTAAGGACGCTAAATTGCGAAAAGCTATGCAAAATAAAATCGCTGCAGACGTCAATGCTAAAAGTGCGCGCAGTGATTTAGGTAGCACACTGGCTACTACTGCAGTAATGGCTGCTCCGTTCGTCGGGATGCTATCTAAAGCTGCAGACTTTGAGGCGGTAATGTCTAAAGTTAAAGCAATCACTGTATCTGACGATAAAGCTATGCAACAGTTAACGGCTACTGCTCGTGAACTTGGCGAAAAGACAATGTTCTCCGCAACACAAGCGGGCGAAGCTATGACATATCTAGGTATGGCGGGTTGGAACTCTCAACAAATCATGGCTGGTATGCCAGGACTTTTGAACTTAGCTGCAGCAAGTGGTACAGATCTTGCACGCACGGCGGATATCGTATCTGACGATCTTACTGCGTTTGGACTGAGTGCAGAACATGCAGGGCATATGGCTGACGTATTTGCTAAGACATCGACCAAGACAAACACAAATGTTGAGATGCTTGGCGAAACAATGAAGTATGCTGCACCAGTAGCCCATGCTTTCGGTGCTAGTTTAGAGGAAACTGCAGCACTTACAGGTCTTATGGCCAATAGTGGTATTAAGGCATCTGCTGCAGGCACGGCGTTACGTTCGGGCTTCTTGCGGTTAGCAGGTACTTCCGCTAAATCAACTAAAGCAATTGAGGACATGGGATTATCATTAAGTGAGGCTACGGCGCAGCAAGAAGAAGCAAGAGCTGCCTTAGCAAGTTTAGGCATTGCTATGGATGATACCGATGGACCTCGTAAGATGGGCGCAATCGTTCGCGATTTAGCGGATAAAACAAAAGATATGAGTAAGGAGCAAAAACTAGCTACACTTGCGACTATCTTTGGTACAAATGCCGCATCAGCTTGGGTATCTGTTATTGATCAAGGTCCTGACGCACTTGATCAACTGACAAAGGAACTTGAAAACAGTGACGGAGCCGCTGCTACTATGGCCGAGACCATGCAGAATAATGCAAGAGGTGCGATGGTTCGATTACAATCAGCGTCCGAGTCGGTGGCTATTTCTATTGGTAGTACGATGTTACCGACACTTGCTGAGTTGGGAGATTCTCTAGCCAATGAAGCCGCTTATGTATCTAAAGTAGCCGGCGAGCATCCAGAGCTTACTGAAGCAATCCTCAAAACAAGTTTTGCTGTAATGGGAATGGTAATTGCGTATAAAACGGTAAGAGCTATATATTACAGCGTTGTGGCGGCCAAAGCAGCCTACGTTTTGGCTACAAATTCAGAGACGTTGGCATCTGCAAGAAGTACTATTGCATCAGGCATCCATAAAGCAGCAATGTTAGGGGGTACAATTGCGACATACGCAGCAGCGGCCGCGCAGTGGGCGTTAAATGCGGCTATGACCGCAAACCCTATCGGGTTGGTTATTATCGCCGTAGTAGCTTTAATAGCAGCTTTTGTTTGGTTAGGGACACATTTTGAAGCGGTATCTGCGTTCTGTACTTCAATGTGGGAATCACCAACAGCGGCAATTATCGCATTCATGATGGGGCCTATAGGTTGGCTCATTTATGCAGCAATGGGCTTAATTGCTAACTGGGACCAAGTGAAAGCATGGTTCACGTTATTGTGGGAAGATCCTAAGGCCGCACTTAGCCAATTCTATGATTGGGTTATGAGTAAACTTGGGGGCTTATTTGATTGGATTAGTGAAAAATGGGAATGGGTTAGGTCTATTTTCAGTAAGCCAATTCAGGCACGAGTAGAAGGCTCTGCGACGGCTAATGGGCAATCCATCCAGCATAATGCAAAAGGCGGCATTTATGGGAAAGGTTCATTCCTTACTACATTTGCTGAAGAATCTGATGAAGCTGCCATTCCTATTAATGGTACTCCAAGGGCCAAGGCGTTGTGGCAACAAACTGGTGCTATGATGGGACTTTTGCCTGGTGAAGGTAATTCCGTAATTTCTGTATCTGCGCCAATCAACATTACTGTTAATGGTAGTGCGGATGCGAGTGCAGTACAACAAATTAAAAGTGCTGTAGGCGGAGCGATGGATGATCTAGAAGCACGGCTTGCTGAAATCCAAAACAGGAAAGGGCGTGTAAGCTATGCCTAGTAATTTACGCAACGTTACTGTCAAACTGCAGTATGAACACAAGGACATCACTCAAGACCTGGTTCCTTATTTAAAGGACTTTAGCTTTAACGACGTAATGTCGGGAGAAGCTGACGATATATCAATCACTCTGCACGATATAGATGAGCTTTGGATATCTGATTGGTTCCCTGAAAAAGGGGCGAAGTTAATTGCATCAATCGTATTCCACAATTGGAATAAACTCAGTGACGAGATTGAAATGAAATGCGGACAATTTGAGATTGACGAGATTACCTGCAAAAATCCACCTCACGAAGTCACTATAGGGGCGGTTAGTGTTCCAGATGAATCGAAATTAAGAGGAGAACTGAAGAGTAGGTCTTGGGAGAAGACAACTTTAAAAGCTGTTGCGGACGAGCTCACAAAAGGCGCGGGCCTCGAATTGTTCTACGATACGCCAGAAACAATAAATTTAGACCGAGTTGAACAATCGGACCAGTCAGATTTAGAGTTCTTGATGAAGGTCTGTAAGGATAATGGATTGGCATTAAAGGTTTCTGATAAGCAGGTGATTATTTTTGACGAGACAAAGTATGAACTGGAAAAAGTAGTTGCAACGCTAATCAAAGGGCCCATGCCTACAGAGCTTACGGAAGAACAAATTAAGGAGCTAGGGGAAATCATCCCTTACCAAGGTAGCTACTCTTTGAAGTCCTCCTTGAAGGATATATATTTGGGCTGTCACGTAAAGCATAAGAGTACTAAGCAGAAAAGCAATATTGAATATACATTCAAGGATCCGCACAAAACGCAAGGCAAGATATTGCAAGTTAATCAGGGATGTGAGACTCAGGCGGAAGCTGAACGTTTGGCTAAGAAAAAGTTACGCGAGAAGAACAAGAATGAAATCACCGGTTCGGTCACTATGATTGGCCATATTGTGTTGGCTGCATCTGCCACAATTAATTTAAAAGGATTCGGTAAATTCGACGGTAAGTATATCATTAGTAAATGCTCCCATAAGGTAGGGGGCGGATATACGCAAAGCCTAGATATAAGGAGGTGCTTAGATGGATATTAGTGTTGCCTTAAAAAATTTAATTCGCGACGGCATCGTATCTAGTACAGACCCTGCTTCTATGACTGCAAGGGTAACATTTCCGGACCGGGACGATTTAGTATCGTATCCACTCGAAGTACTTTCGCACGGGTCACAAGACAATAAACACTACTGGATGCCAGGCGTTGGCGAACAGGTATTATGTTTATTCCTGCCACAAAATAATAATTTGTCCCAGGGCTACATCTTAGGCACCACTTACAATGCCAAAGATAAGCCCTCTTTTAATGGGCAGAATATCCACGGCATCAAATTTGCGGACGGCTCGACTATCTCATATGATGCGGACGGAGGGGGTCTCGTAATTAATTGCACGGGTAATCTAACTATAAATGCTCCTTCGGGGGATGTGGTGGTTAATGGAATTAGTTTAGTATCTCATACACATGGTGGCGTCGTTTCTGGTGGCGGTAATACAGGGACGCCAAATTGATAGGAGGTGAGTAACATATCATTATTTAGTAAATTAGGCAGTACTGCCTCTAATTATAAGAAAAACCTTAATTCACAAGGTTTAAAGAATTTACAAAATACGCAATTAGGCGATGTGGCTTACTCTCGCCTATCTAATTTAGCCGATAAGTTTGGCCTGGGCGGATACTTACCGCAACGCCAATTAGGTAGTTTCGGGAGGATAGTGTTTGTTGCATCCTCGCATACGGTGCGTACGTTCGATGCATTGGCTCGAAATATCAACGCACGAACAGCGTCTCACGAAATCATAGGGCAAAAGCCAATACTTGAATTCTTGGGGCCTGATGCGGACGATATCACATTTACGATGAACTTTAATAAGTTATTGGGCGTTGACCCTTTAAAAGAAATTGAAGAAGTGTCCAAGATGTGCCGAGAAGGTCAAGCTGAGCAGTTGATCATCAACGGTAAGCCATTTAGTGAACACAAATTACTGATTACCAGTATAAGCGCAGCTATGAATACGATTGATAATCGAGGCAATGTATTATCCGCATCTATCAATGTAACGCTGAAGGAAGCTCCAGATATTCCTAAAGTTGTAATCACACCTAAGCAAGGAGGTGGTACAAATGCAAATTGACGTGAGCGCTCGTCTTGAAGGTATTGATTTTGCACCTAAGGATATTCTTACAGAAATTATTCAAAATGTACGAACCATTATTTCAACAACCCAATTTTCTGTACCCCTTGATAGACGATTTGGCATTGATGGCACTGTCATTGATTTACCTTTACCGGTAGCAATGGCCAGAATATCTGCAGAGGTGATTCGTGCAATTACTGAATATGAACCACGATGCAGAGTTGTGTCCGTAGACTTCGAGAGCACTGCCACAACCGATGCAGAAGAAGGGCATTTGCTGCCTAAGGTATCAATCGCAATCAAAGATGAATGGCTAGAAGGGGTAGGCGGCTATGAAGCAATATAGAACCATCCAAGGTGATATGTGGGACAGTATAGCCTTTAAAGTATATGGAAGCGAAGCCTATATGAACGTACTATTAGAAGCCAATCAAGAGTACGCTCAATATGTGATATTGCCCGCTAATCTTATTTTGAGATGCCCTGATGCAAATATAAGGGCATCTATTAATTTACCACCGTGGAGGCGATAATAATGAATTTACCTGAAATCAACTTTGTTAAAGCAGATAAAGAATCCGTCGAAAAGGAAATATTCGCCCTCTACACTTCTGTAACTGGGCGAAAATTAGCACCAGCAGACCCGATTCGTTTGTTTTTATTAGTAATTACTAACTTAGTGATTTTACTGCTTAATCGTATCAATGATACTGGCAAGCAGAATTTACTAGCTTACGCAAGAGGCGATAATCTCGACCACATAGGCATTGCACTTGGTGTAGAACGTTTACAAGCCACCGGCGCAGTAACAACTATGAAGTTAACCGCATCAATGGCGAGACCTGAGGGAATAGCGATCCCTAAAGGTACTCGTTTCACGGCGGGGGATAATGTGTTCTTCGCTACCACAGAACCTTACTATTTGTCAGCTACGCAAACAACAATAAGTGTAAAAGCGGTTTGTACAGAATTATCCGCTAAAGGTAACAACTATCCAGTGGGGGCAATTACCACGCTCGTTGATCCAATTCCATATATTGCAAGTGTATCCAACACTACAATCTCCGAGGGTGGCGCTGATACGGAAACAGATGACGCATTCCGTGAACGAATACGAGAGGCGCCTGAAAGTTTTTCTTGTGCAGGTGCAGAGGGGGCGTACGAATTTTTTACAAAAAAAGCATCCGCCCTTATCAACTCCGTAAAAGTGGTGTCGCCTAAACCAGGTGATGTGGTTGTATATCCAGGCCTCGTATCTGGTGAAATAGCAAAGGAAGAAATCCTCAAATTAGTGGAAACCGCACTTACTGATAAGAAGGTACGGCCACTCACTGATAATGTATCAGTAAAGGCGCCTACAGCTAAAAACTATAGTATAAACTTGCAGTACTACATTGATTCCGATAACGCCTATTATGCGGATACAATTAAAACTCGTGTTGATGAAGCTGTCACAGATTACATAAAATGGCAATCTGCAAAAGTAGGTCGTGATATTATACCATCTGAGTTGATTCGTCGCATTATGGAAGCTGGGGCAAAGCGGGTTACTGTGACGTCGCCTACTTTCACCGTTGTTAAGGATGGGCGCAAAGAAGATGGATATCAAGTTGAGTTAGCACAATGTACAGGAAAGACAATCACCTACGGAGGCGTGGAGCATGAATAATCTTTACGATTTCAATTTAAAGGATACGTTGCCTAGTTCAATTGTTAATGATGAAAATGTCCAAGCCCTCGCAGAAGTTATCACTTTGCGCTTTATTGATCTCATGCCGGCTATCGATAGGCTAACTATACTAGCGCATCTAAATGAGCTAAGTTCTCCTATTTTAGACGAGGTAGCTTGGCATTTGCACGTTGATTTTTACGACGAAGCAGCAACTAAAGAACAAAAAATTAGACTCATTCTTAATTCAATTAATTGGCATAGAAGAAAAGGAACCGTTGGGCTTGTAGAGGAAGCCATCGGCGAGTTGTATTCGGAATGTGAGGTTATTGAAAACTGGGAATATGATGGGGGACAACCCTATCATTTTAAATTACAAATGACCGGATACATGATGACTCCTAATATTCGTGAAAGAGTATTGCGGATATTAGAATTCGTTAAGAATAAAAGGTCTTGGCTAGATAGCATAGAGTATGTGCACGAAATAAACTCTGGCGGAATCTATATTGGAGGAGTAGCTACTTCAGCTGGAACTGTGGTAATTGATCCGTCTCTAAAAATAACTATAGGCCCACAAGTTCAGAATGTTTATATTGGGGGCGTAGCTACTACTTATCAAATTATTCATGTTTAGGAGGTACAAATGGCAAAATATCCTGCTGTCATTACAACAATGGCAGGTACTAACGCAACAGCAGGGGCTAACGCGAGTAAGCAAGCCCTAATTTTTACGAAAGTCGTAATCGGTGCAGGTGATCCTCCTGCATCAATTGCCCGTGCTACTGGGCTAACTGATAAACGACTAGAACTACCTATTACGAAAAGCACTAAGTCCGGTGATGGACAATTTACAGTTCAAGCCTATTTATCAAATGCGAATTTAGGAACCGGTTTCTACGCTCGTGAAATTGGGTTAATGGCCAAAGTAGGCGAATCTGGACAAGAAGTGCTTTTTTCCTACACGAACGGCGGAAGTTATGTAGATTATATACCTGACAAGACTACACCGATGGATAGCTACATATTTACTATTACAACAGTGATTGGGAATGCCGAAAAAGTACAGGCTATTGTACAAGATAATGGCTATGCAACAATTCATGATTTAGAGGAGCACAATAAATCGGCTAATGCACACCGAGCTGAGTTCGATAAGAAACTTGATATAAATTCTAGGCAGTATATAAAAACGCTTGCTAAGCATAATCAAGGCTTACAAGTGACCAGGGGCGATAACTCTCAAGAAACCATCGGATTTATTACAAGTAACTATAATGATAGCGATACAAATAAAGTTCTTAATCTAGGTGCACTTAAAAGTATTTTAGGGCAAGGCGGCATCGTGGCATCTAAACTCGATCGAGATAATGGATATGTAAAATTCGCCAATGGCTTTATTATCCAATGGGGCTTATCTTGGTTTGACAATCAAAATACGTATAAGGACATCGCACTACCAATTAGCTGTAGCGTATTAGTTGCTCTTGTGACTGACGATATATCCAATGTTGCTACGAGCGGTGATGAATATTTCGTGTCCTGGAATAGCGGCTTTTCCAATAATAACAGAACCTCTATTCGTTTCTTAGCACATAGAGGCAACGCTGGTAGCTTCACATGGGTTTGTATCGGGAAAGTATAAGGAGGGCTAACAATGAACCAATATGTATTTGTACTAGATGCACAAGGTAAACGTATTACCTCATTTGTTGATAACACAATAACGCAAGATGAATTACTGGCAACTGCTAAACAAGAATACCCTAATGCTGCTGAATATATTTACTCTGCAGACGGTGACAGTATGTTAGATGAATTTATGAGCGGTAAATTGTATGTAGACGGTCAATTTGTAGAAGCTCCAGTTCGTGAGTTAACAAAAGCTGAAAAGATTGCGGAGATTCGTTCTTACTATAATCGTCGTTTCGAAACACTAGACCAGGCATTAATACGCAGACGCCTAGCAAATGGCGACATAAGCGATTTGCAAGAACAATTTAAAAAGATTA